GTCATTAGCGTTATTTGACGAAGGGTCCGTTGAATGGTTACACGACCTTAACGTAACGAAAACCCTCATAATACCGCTTCCATTGCTCCGATCTTCTGTCGCGGGCAACACATTGACTCACAACTGAGGGCAGCGGTGTCTCGGTGCTCTTAATCTCCCGGATTGCTTTTTCAATCACAACTTGTTCATGCATCGAAATGCCGAACATGTTCTGAACAAGCAAACGGGTCTTAAGACCAACAGATGCATCAGACATACGCAACCCATGACGCAAGTTCAATTGTGTGCTCCAGTTGTCATCAAACCGTGGTTTAACTCCAACAGTTAGCTCTGCATATCTCAGTGCCAACTGCGACAGGATGGGGCAATGAGGCAGCTCATGAAGCAGCGAGAGAGCCTTCGCACGCAACAAGCCTAGCCTAACTTTGTTTGCACCATGCATTTGATGTGACAAAGTCCAACCAAATTTAACAATAGTTTTGTTTATATCTTTGACATTTTGAAGGTCATCAGAATCAGCCACAAAACCGCAAAAACTGGCAGTCGTTAATTCAACCTTCTTCAATTTAATTTCGAAACCTAAGCTCCGAAACAAATCAACCGAAGGTAATGGGCCGTCAACACGAAACAGCCCCTCATCACCTTAAACAACACCAGCGCACTTTGAACCAATTTTACTACAACAGTACTCCATTAACATTAAGTTAGTGAATCCATTCGCAACTGAAGTATTCATCTCACCAGACATACGCTTTCCACGTATGGTGGTTTTACAAGTTTTGAATTTACAGATATTTATTCCACCAATAATATCCATGAATTGCAAAACTTGTTTGCGCCGAGTAGGCGCCATGTAGGTGTAGAGTTGTTTCTCACACACTTGCATTACTTCACTCACAAATGAAGATTCAAATGAAGTATAATCCGTGGCAATATACTTGGCTCCGTGCCGACCAATCAAATCATCAATATATTTTGGTCTATCCGGTATCGGAACATGCTTGATAAACGCCTTGTACTTAAACAAGACATTTTCAATACTCTTCATGAGTGGACCGATCCAAACTTTACAATAATCATGCCTGGAATAAATACCACGACAAGCCTTGAATGCATCATAAGTTTCAGCTTTGACAAAACATTTAAGTTGTCTAAACTTACTCCTAGG